TTTTTTTTTTGTAACAGAAAAAGCCCGATTGCTTGTTGGTCAAACAACCGAGACTATAAAAGGAAAAAGCGCTCGCTTTCGCCTTACGAATCATTGCCGATACACCTAAGGCCCTGTAAGGCTTTGAATGTATAACAAAACATCGCAAGGGGCCCTGGTGGGCAAAAACCTTTTAATATTTTCTCAAAGCCTCACTGGTCCTTATTAGGTTCAGTTACGGCAGCAACAGTGTCCAAAATGGACGTAGTTGTGGCAGGTAAAGTGTGTAAAAAATTAGTGAGTTTACCTGCAAACTCACCGGGAGTGACGCCTCGATCGCCACTCTCACGCCTAAGACTTCGGGTCCTTACAAGGGTGGGAGGAGGAGAAGGCGTTATGGTCGTGTCCGTGGGAACATCCTCCAAAAGCATCGGTTGAAGAGCCAGCGCCATTGAAATAGGCTGACTCAAACCACTAATGTTTTTCCCAGCTTGAAAAACAGTATCGGTGCTGTCAGGATCCCAAACAGAATTTGCAGCACCTAGCCTGAGGCACAAAGGTGCGGGGCCTATATAATGCCCAAGCATCGCATCGTCGGCTGCGCACCGGGAAAAGACTATCTGTCTACCAGTGGTAACACGACAGAAGTACCTGGGAAAATACATCTGCCCAAACCCAGACGGGGTTATGTTCATAACGAGAGTGTCCAAAGTCCAGGCCACCGCGTTAAAGAATCCTGTTAATACGCGCGCAGTGCGCTGATAAGCAGGAAAACGAGCGTGGACGCCTGAATTGGAAGTGATCATGCGGGGCATGTTGACAGCAGTCACGTTTACCGGATCCGTGGTGCTAGGCAAAGCCTGGTCACCATATCTAGTACCGTGATTGAATCCGTGTATAATAGAGTCAATCGTAGAGTCAACAGCATGATAATCACTACCGCCTCGGGCATACACATAGCAAGAAGCCAAATTGCCTCCAAAGCCAAATGCCTCAGAAGGATAAGCCGTGGGCCCGGGCGTGAGTGGAGAAATGGGGGGTTGATAATACCACGGCATCAATGGTCGTGACGAAACGCCAGTAACACCAAAGATTGTAGTCTTTGGCATCATAATAAGCTGTTTCACACTGCAAATCTGCTCTCCAACACAAGCCTGACTTGCAGCTGAATTGACCGCATCCAAAATCTTACCGCCCTGTAAAACGGTGCCACGGTTGTGAGCAGGATAACGAGGACCCAATGGGAAAGCAAGCTCGAAGTCAGGTTTAGCACGAACTTCAACCATAAAATCTACCGTTGAGGAAACAGTAGTGGACGCCTGAAGAGGATCGTAAATGGCCATGTTAATAGAACCGAAGCACGTATCCAATGCCAGATAAGGAAAAACTGACATAAAAGGCACTTCAAACGTAAAAACATTACCATCACGCAAATCAAAAACAGCGCTGTGCGAAAAGGGTTGAGGACCAGAAGCAGTGGCAGCAGCTACAGTGACTGTAGGCTGCGTAGAAGAATAAAGAGACAAAAAGTTCTGAGGAAGCTCAGGTGTGAACGAACAAATAACACGTCCACTGTGCATTTTGGTCTTGGCAAAAGTAAACCTAAATTCAAAACCGCCACGCCACTGCCCGAACATTTGAGCCAAATTATAAATATGAGAAGGAAGAAAAGAATTAAATGTATTACCAGCAACGGACAACTTTGGTGGCGGTATGTTGCAATAAGGCGCACCGCCAGTAAAGTTGCTGCGAAACCACATAACTTGAGGTGTGCAAGGGCACACATAAATATTAGTGCCCAGAGGAGTAGTGGTCGAAAGCTGCCCTATACGAATCTGACTCCACTGTGAAAGAATGTAAGAAAAAGACATTTCATCAACATCAGTGGCAGCAAATTGAGGATCTACACTCAAATGATTAGATGCAAAAGGTCCTATCGTCACGGTAGCAGAAGGAACATCGACATTGAACTCTCCTATCGTGTCAGTAGGATGCATTCTCACAATTGGCTCCTGAATTTGCGGCTTGGAATATCCCAAATAACGCAAAACACCAGCGGCTTTGCCTAAAAACCAAGAAGTGGGCCCTGCAATGCTGGACAACGAGGGAACACCCTTAGCTACCCAAGACACAGTCCTAGAAGCCGAATGTAAAGTACTGCTGTAGGGGTACGCGTCATTCTCAAACTCCTCGTTTATAGGGTTGAGCCGCTTACCAGCCTGCAAAGTAACGTCAACTTGCTCATGGGGAGCTGCCCCAATGAGCTCAAGGTCCTCCAAATGCATCATAACGCGATAGGTGGCATCACTCAAACCAGCACCATACCGACTTGGCAATATAGTGTTAAGGGCGAAATAACCGTAAGCCCAAGCGTTGGTACCCGTGCTCAAATCTTTGTCACCTACTGGCATGAACTCTAAAATGTTCAAGAAAGGAACCTTAAGCACTGCCATAGTAGAAGAAGCCATATCCAATCTAACGTGAGGCAAATTGGTGCAAGCGCCAGATACGGAAGATCTGGGCCAACTAAAAGTGTTAGCAGTATTATACTGATACTGCCAATTGGCAGCCAAAACACCTTGATGAAAGGGGGTGGCATTCACTTGAACGGTAAAAACTATGCTAAACCTAATGCCGTACACACCGCGCAGACGTTGGTAAAAGTCAGGAAAAAACGTTGGCAAAGTTGTGCTATCGACGTTCACGCCGTAGACACGTGTCATGGTGCCTGCTGCAATAGCGCCCGTAGCCACCGCGCGCGGGCGCGAAAAATATTGAGTCAGATTCTGTATGTCAGGCTGGGATGTTGTAAGCTTAGTGTGCACGTAATGCTTGCCCAAGACGTCAACTTGGTCACAAGCTTCTTGCACAAACTCTGTAACGCCAACCTGTTCAGTAGTGTTGGCTATAGACAAACCGTCTATTAAATTACAAGACTCTAAAGTCTCACGAGAATTAATCTCGTTGTTGGAATTGTTAGTATTAGAAGCGAGAAATTTAACTAAACACAAGCTTTCTCACGCTTGTGAACGCACGATGGTTCTCTGAGCTACAAAGCCCTGAGTAGTAAAAAAAAGAAAACAACCTTCCTGTCCCACAATCCAAAGCCCATCGTGAATTATTTAAATGAAAAGTGGCGTATATGAAGTTGAAATCTTAAGCGGCCGAAACGGCAGTTGTACGCAGTTCTAAAACTGCTTTGTGTATTTGCTAATACCAATGATCAGACCTACTGCGCACTACGCGCAAATATGCTTCACGATCAAGTGGAGCATTAGGCACTTTGTCTTTCGACAAAGCTTCGTAAACACGCGGGGCATAATTGGCCCAAACATCGGGTTCATGCAAACTAAGTTCCTCCAATGCATTTTCCAACTCGTCCACGCGAATCTTGTCTTCCAAGCGTTTGTTCTTACACCAATATACGCTATATAAAAAGCTGTCCAAATCCAAAGGACAATTATAGTAGTATTTATCAAGGGAAAAACGACGCTTTAAAAAAGAAACGCCAGACAAATCGGTTGTCTCGATAAGGTCTCCATCCTTATCATCAGAAGTGTATATCATTTTGAATTCCGTAAACATGTTAAGCGCCACGGTCTTCTGGTTGTATTTGTCACTCACAGCGTCGCTTACGTTAACCACGTTGTCGTCGCCATAAGTGACGGCAAAACACTTGTCCCAAAAACCTACCCAATCACCTGTCAATGATATGTAACAAGCTACAAGCAATAGTAAAGAGTACATAGAATTGACGATGGTCGTAAAAGGGTGGCCACTAGGAAGAGACTTGTTCCACTGATACACGTGCCGCTGATCTTTGCCCAAACCGCCAATATGTCGAGAATGCGTCAAGTCTTGCCACAAAACGCGGCGAATCCTAGCATTCTCGGCACCATCGTTATACCATGAATTGATGTATCCTAAAATTACGTCCATGACACAGGGCTGCTCAGAAGAATCAAATGCCTTAAAATAACCAGCGAAAACCTTACCACCCTTAGAACTGAGCTTGCGAGCGAGAAAATCCCAATCGGTATAAGCACATATCCCAGGCGCCATACCAATGGCCGTGTGGTTGCGCATAAACTCAGACGAAAACTCCCCGAAATACATGCGCCACGCAACAACGTAGTCCAATGGTGCAGAGGAAATCAACCGTGTCGCCACAGCTTCGACTTTCTTCGCACTACGAAGCTCGTCCTTAAGAAAGTCATTGAAGAGCACACACGTACGCTCGTTGTTTCTAGCAGACGTGACGATATGCTCAACACGGCTACGTAATTCAACGGCTTTAGGACCAGTCAAATCATATTCCTCTGCATCTCCAAAAAAAAGCTGTCTTTCCAGGAGAACTGCTCATACAGTATGGCCAACCAGGAGATGTGTTACGAGGAATAGCACGAAATTTACGCTCCGGAATACCGCAAATGGCTTCCTCAAAAGTCAAAATACGTCCCATTCTGCCATCTCTGGTGATGGCAGTCAAAGGCGTAAATGCAACGTGACAAGCGTGCTTTAGTCTCGTGACATCGTAAACGTACACTGGACTAGAATACGGCTTGACTGCGTTAGCCATAGGATATACCAAATTACCATCACGATAGACGGCGCTCAAAGGCGCAGGTAAACACTCATACTCACCAAAAGCGCCATACATTTTTGTAGGATAATAAGAAGTCTTGGGACAAATGACTATAGCCTTATCCAAAGTCCCAATA